AGGAAGGCCCTGGCTATTGCCACTTCTCCTCTAAGCTCCTGGGTGAATACTTCCTCCAGGTCACCTCTGAAAAGCTGGTCAAGACAACCAAGGATTTTCAAACCACCATGCAATGGGTCAAGACCCATGAGCGCAACGAGGCCCTCGATTGCTTCGTCTACGCGCGCGGCGCTCAATCCGTCCTCCGGCCCAACTTCCTCATGGTTCTTGGGAACCTCATGGACCACAGAGCCCAGATCGCCGCCGAGGCCGTACGCAATCGCGCAGCCGCAGAACCGCCCCCGCCGCCTCCGCCTACGCCCGAGGGCATCGCGCTCAAGACAGAAGAGATTCCCAAGCCCACGCCACGCCCAATTCCCAAGCCAGCGGCAAAGCCATCGAAGGCCGCATCCATCGCCAACCAGATGCGCAATAACTTCGCAGGACGCCGGTAGGTCAACGCGATAACTAGCGCGCTTTCCCGATTCCGCCGCACCATCGGCATGTGAGCGCCCTCAATCCCGTAACTCCCATCGCCGAATTTTCAGACTCGCCCGTACCTCTCGAACCGACCGAGCTACGCGCCGGAGATTCCTGGAATTGGACACGCCAGTGGTCGGACTATCCAAGCGGCGAATACAGCCTCAGCTACATCCTTAACAGTCCATTGAATCGCTTCGTCTTCCCATCGGGCGGCATCACTCCAGATCAGGATGGAGTGAGCTTCGATATTCAGCTTTCGCCCGCACAGACGGCGGCCTGCGTTGCCGACACCTATGAGTTTGTGGCTGTGCTCTCGCAAGCCGCCGATAGCGGGGATGGCGAGATCGCGCAGCAAGTTACGCTCGTCCTGCAATCGGTCAAAGTGCTGCCCAACCTGGCCACGGCTACCGCGCCGGTAGACACTCGCAGCTACGTCAAGAAAACCCTGGACATCATCCAGGCCGCCATTGCTGGAGATGACCGCCCCGACGTGCTTGAGTACATGATCCAGGGCCGCTCCATCCGCAAGAACTCCCGCTCCGAGCTTCTACAGATGGAAGCCCTCTTCCGTTACCGCTACGACGCCGAGCGCCGCGCCAGAGGTGAGTATGTTCCTTCCCGCAGCGGCGGCTTCCGCTTCAACCGCGCAATCTAGGAGTTATGTCCATGAATCCCTATTCCGATAACACTTCGACAATCTCCGACAAAGACGCAGCCGAGAAATGCCGAGAGTGTGAGCCAAAGCGTGAGCCTCGGCGCGATCGGCTTGAGCGCGCTGGCATTGATCGCGCGGATATGCTCTATCGCCGCCGTGAAAATCTCAAGCCGCAGTTGCGAAAGTAGGAGTCACCTTGGCCATCATCGAAGCACTCGACCTATCTGAATTCCGCGCGGAACATGCGAAGCGCACACTCACGCCGGATAACACCCTCGCGGCCCTCGGCGGCGGCGGTGGCATCGGCGGCTTCAACGCAGCCAAGTATGGCCGCCTCACCGGCGATTGGTCCGCAGCCTCCCGCTCCGCCGATCAAGACCTGGTTGTGGATCTCCGCCAGCTCCGCGCCCGCGCCCGCGTCCTGGCCATCAATCACCCGCTCATCGCCAAGTTTATCCGCATGGTCCACTCCAATGTGGTCGGCAAGCATGGCGTAAAGCTGGCCTTCAAGGTTCCCAAGCAGCGAAAGAACGGCAACGGCGCGCTCGATGAGGACACCAACGAAGAGTTGAAACGCGCGTGGAAAAAGTGGGGTAAGAAGGGCTCATGCACTGTCTGCGGTCGATACAGTTGGCGGCAACTCCAGCGGCTCATCGTCGAGAATGCCGCGCGCGATGGAGAGTGCCTCTTGCGTAAGGTCATGGTGTCGCGGTCAGTCAATCCCTTCGGCTTCCAGCTCCAGGTCATCGACGCCGATCAGCTTGACGACACGTATAACCAGCTCAGCCGCGCCGATGGCGTCCAGGTACGCATGGGCGTGGAGGTGGATCAGTACCAGCGCCCGCTTGCATACTACATCTTCCAGGGCAACCCCTATGAAGTATCCATCGGCTCCGCCCAGCGTGTGCGCGTCCCGGCGGATCAGATCATCCACTTTTATACCGCGCGGCGCACCGGCCAGAGCCGAGGCTATCCCTTCTTTGCGCCCTCCATGTGGCACGCCAACATGCTCAACGGCTACGTCGAGGCGGAGCTTACCGCTGCGCGCATCAGCTCTTCCTTGCTGGCCTCTATCGAGAGCCAGACCAATCCCGACTTTCAGGGCGATGGCGTCAACGCCGATGGCTCCGAGGCAATAGACATTGGTTACGGCAAGCTGCTCACCCTCGGACCCAACCAGACACTTAAAAACAACACGCCCTCTCATCCCGGCGTAGCCTTCGGCAGCTTTACGCAATCCGCCAGTCGCTACATCGCCTCCGGCTGCAACGTCGCGTACCACAAGCTCTGCAACGATCTTGCCGGCATCAACTATAGCTCTGGGCGCCTGGGTGAATTGGAAGAGCGCGATTATTGGATGGAGCTGCAAACGGAACTGATAGACGATGTGCTTCAGCCCGTGTACGAGAGCTGGCAGAAGATCGCGCAGCTCAATGGCGCCATCGATGTGCCGTTTGATCTCAAGCGCTACACCGACGACTCAATTAAATGGGAACCGCGCCGCTGGCCGTGGGTTGATCCGCTCAAGGATGTACAGGCGTCAACGCTCGAAATCCAGAATGGCTTCATGACGCACGAGTCGGAAGCGGCCTCGCGTGGGCGTGATTGGCGCGATGACTTCGATCAGCTCAAGGTTGAGCAGGAGTACGCCGATCAGCTAGGGATTCAGCTCGGCACCGACATTCGCGGCCAGGCTACAAGCGAGGTGGACTCCGGCCCACCGGATAGCGAGGAAGAGCCCGGCAACAGCGATAACGCCAAGCCGGGCTCAGTCTCCAAGCCAGCTAAGCCGGCTGTGCGGCCCAGCCAGGCACCATCAAAGCCTAAACCATGACCATCCGAGAAGAAAACCCGCTGCGCGCCGCGTTCAAGACATTGAGCGTGGCCGAGCGCACCCTCTTCGAAGAGCGCGCCGCAGTGATGGAGTTTGATGGGAACTTGTCACGCGCAGACGCAAACGAAGCCGCATTGCGTGATGTTATTCGCCGGCGAGTCGTCGGGCCTCGATGACATTTGAAGGAAATTTCTTCCGAAGAATCGCAAACCGCGCTGAATTAGCGCGGTTTTTTCGTTTGGGCGCATGTTGGACTCATGAGCGCCAAGCCGATTCCCTCCGCTATCCCGATTCAACACCGCGCAGCGAAAGTGGTAGCCGCGCCTAAGGAAGGCGAACGTCTGTCTGGCCCCGATCCGGGCCGGTTCGATATTGCGCTTTCGAGCGAGACGCCGGTGCGCCAGTGGTTTGGCAACGAATCGCTCAAGCACGGGAAAGACAATATCCGTACGCAACGGCTCAAGGATGGCATGGTTCCGTTGCTCTTCAATCACAACCCAAGCCAACACATCGGCGCTGTCGATAGCCATGAGGTAAAAGACGGCGTTCTCCGCGTGCAAGGCCTGTTTTCAAACTCTCCGCTCGGTCAAGAGAAACGCCAGGATTACGACGATGGCATCCTCAAGGCCGCTTCCGCCGGCTATCGGATTCACAAGATGGTGCGCACTGAGGATGAGGACAATCCCAACGCGCCAAACAACGTGGACGTGACGGATTGGGAACCATACGACGCTTCGCTGGTCACCGTTCCCGCTGATCCCACGGTTGGCCAAGGTCGCTCTGCCGGTTCCGATGATTTTCCAGTTGAGATCGAGGTTGTGAAGCGCTCGATTGATCCACCCGCAACGCCTCTCGCGGAAGTAGTCCGCGAAAACCGCAACCCCAAACCGAATCAGGAGAAACAACCGATGGACCCTGTAACGCAATCCACCGAAGCCGTCGAACTGCGGCGGACCCAGGAAATCCTGGCCGTTGCAGGCGACAAGGATTTTTCGAAATACGTGTCGTTCGATCAGGCGCGTAAAGCCATTGCCGAGGGAACTACCGCTGAGGCGTTCAAGGATTTGGTTGCACGCAAGATCATCGAAGCGAATGACGCCAGCAAGGTTGGCACCGCCGGCGATGCTGTCTTTAGCAACCTCACCGAAAAGGATCAGAAGCGGTACTCTGTGATGCGGCTCGTGCGTAGCCAGGTGAATCAGACGAAGCCCGGAACCTTCGACAAGAAAATTTCCGACGCTGGATTTGAGTTCGAGGTGTCGCAGGAGCTGAAGCGCAATCTGAAAACGGAGACGAACGGGATTCTGGTTCCGAACGCCGCCTATCGTACCCTCGGTACGCAGACCATCGCCGCGGCCGGCGGTCAGCTCGGGCTCGCCTCTGAATCGGCCACGGTTAGCACTATCACCCGGCCCGATGTGATCGAGATGCTTCGCCATCGTCCGCGCGTCAAGGCGCTCGGCGCCCGCACTCTCGGCGGATTGCAAGGTATTATCCGCATCCCTCGCCAGGACACTGCAAACGTCGCCTACTGGACTACGGAGGGCATGGCAGGCACGGCGGCCGATCTGACCACCGACTTTATCACCATGCAGCCGCGGCGCATCACGCAGCAGACTTCGTGGAGCATTGAGTTGCTGGCCGAGGCTTCGC